CTTTCTTATTCCAAGCCCTTATCCGATATCCAGCCGCCTAAAGCAGGCACATATGACCAGCCTGTGGCGACACTAAGCACCTGTCCGCCATTGACCTGGGCTATCACAGCGGCATCGGCAGAGGGAAGCTTTCTGACATTCCAGGTGCCTTTCTTAACAGTTACCTTCTTGCCGATGCCAATAGCAGATGATGTGCCGGGCTTTGTGGCGGTTGCACCGTCAATAGTGATTGCGGGAGCTTTGTCCAGATAAGTGAGATAAGGGCACTTGCCCCACCACTTCCAAGGTCTGAGTGCGAGTTTTGTTTGGACTACACCAAACTCATGTCCACGAGCTTCGATGACCTCACCATTGCCGATGTACACGCCTACGTGACCCGACATAAAGACCAGTACACCGGGTGTGTCAGGCATGGTTGCGATAGCACCACGTTCCCTGCAATTTGCCCGCATCATATTTGCAGACACGTCCTGTGAGCTGTCATACTTGGGCGTAGATGTAGGAGTGTCGGACCAGAGATACCCCTTAATCAGACCTACACAATCATGGACCCTTTTGCCGTACTGGGAAGAGAAGTTGTTGTAAGCAGTTCCTTCCCATTTATAGAACTTAGGCCACTGTTTCTTCTTGGAAGTGTACAGGGCTTCCGTTCCAATCTGACCGAATGTGCCATACCAGTAGGGAAGACCTAACTGAGCTTTGGCGTATGCGACCAGACCGTAGTTTGTTTTTGCTGACATTTAAATTTCTCCTTTATTAAACGTCACACGTTAAATCGTGCAATATCCGAATTGTAGTTGTTTATGATTTCAATTTGACTTAGCGCACGTTCATAATATGCGACACGATAAAATTTATACGCACCTGCTGAATAATATGAACCACCACCTCCGACACATCCTATGTAGGGGATTTTGGTTGATTTTTTATAATCAGCTAACGCCAATATTTCCGAACCAACTATTGTACCGTTAATATAAAATATAACGTTTTCGCCGTTGTACGTTGCTACAATGTGGTACTTGGTATTTTGTTCGTAACTTCCACCATTGATATATTGATATGCGTTCGATGAATTGTTGAAAATTCCAAATTGAATTGCATTGTTTTCGGTGAACAATCCAAATCCCGCATGGTCAAAATTATTTATGATATCATTTTCCGACGTGTTGCCGCTTGTGATCTCAAAAAATAATTCCGTTGTGAAATGATCACTATTAAAATAAACGGGAATACGTAACGCGCTGTCTACTCCTGTTTCTTTTACATAGTGATTATCAGATAATAGCAATTTTCCCGTATCAGCCAAATAACGCCTCATTACAGCATTGCTTACTATATCAATCCAATATGCACCGTTATCAGTATGCTTTTGACCAAAATTATAAATGCCGTCAAAAAACATTTTGGCGCCTACTGCATATCCCAACGATTCGGGTGTTACCTCCGTTATTTTACCACCCCCTCTCCGAACAGCCTTAAAATTTGCCGCAGCCTCATTTTTTGCCGCCACAGCCACAGCACCCGAACCTGTGATATATACAGTGTCCAGCCCCATCATGTGCATATAGTTGAACGTCTCGCCGTCCCCAATGGTGATAACGCCATCATCGCCCTTGGCAGCACCTGATTTCAGGGATACTGTGATATCCTTGCCCGACTTGTTGCGGAGATCAAATCCATTGTATTTAGCATCGAATTTCACAGCACATTCAGTGCCGTCAAGGGTGATCTCGATGACCCTGTTGCAGCCTTTTACTTCTTTTACCATAAATATCCTCCTTTAATTGCTTGCCGAATACTTGTGCCCATCTGCCCCAAATCCAATCAAATAGGTATCTGTGCCTGTAAATTCGTTAGTGCCCCCGCTGTCCCATGTGTATATGATCTTCCAGGCTCCTGTTGTGCTGTCAGTCACCGAAAAATATGTTACTTTAGGCATTCCCCATGTTGGCAGGAAACTATTGGCAAATCCCCAATCCCGCAATGTTGATAATGGATTTCCCGATAAATCATAAACAATGGTTTTGGTGGAATACATACTTTCCCCGAATGTTTCCGTTGTTCTGACCTGTACACCCAACGTTTCATCAGCAACAGCATCGCCGCCGATGATATTTACAACATCGCTGTATGATGTGCCATCGGGAAATGTATATTTGCCATGTTCCTGCCCGTCCTCATATCCCTCTTGATATCTGTCCGGTACATTGACATTCACAGGGTCAAATCCATTACAGGAATAATCAGCGGCGCTGTATGTGCCGTTTGCGGTGACCGTCAGAGGACTGATAACAACCGATTTTACACCGTCATCGTGTCCTTTATCATATCCCTCCTGATATCTGTCAGGCACATCAACCGTCACAGGCGCAAATCCCACATACCCCTCAGCCTTTTCAGCGTCGGAAACATTGTATGTGCCGTTTTCCGTTATGGTTATAGGCTTGGCCTTTCCGCCACCCGAGGTTCCCCCACCTGCCAGCGCCTGTAAAATAAGCCCACCGTCTAAAATCATCCGCCCGCCTCCTTATACACCCTCGTCCAGTGTGCATTTTTGCGTTTCCCGCCGTCAATATCATACGTCACCGTAATAATGTACGGTCCATATTCATATATCGCCTTGCCTGAAGTCTCGCCATCAATGCGATCGAAGGATACTAGCGGATATTCGCAGACAATATCCATGCTTCCGCATTTGCGGAACAGCTTGTCGCCTAAGTCCTCAAATTCCAGCGGATCATAATGCTCAGCCACTGTTGACTTTCGCCTCCTTTTGGCACACAAAACTCAGCCCGTTTTCACCGAACATCATGCAGCCATGTTTCTTGCCCAGCTTTACCCGATTTTCAATAGCCCTGCTGTACAGATCATGATACTCCGAAAAGCTGCAATCCGCCTCAGGCGCAGAAACATCAGCCACGATTCCCAGTCCCGTGAAATCAAAATCAACACTCAGCACAGGAAGCTTGTCGCCGCCGTATGCGATGAAATCACCAATGTTGTACAAATAATCAGTGATCATCTGCGAGCATTCCCAGCCGTGATATGCGTACTCACCGCCGCTGCCGACTATCTGCGATACCATCTGCTGTACAGCCGCCTCAGTCAGATACCGTCCCGAAATGCGCTCCGTGTGCCGCCAGTCGGATCCCGAGGCATACTCGTTGCCATATGCCTCATCAGCGGCATATACCCCCGTAATGTGCTTGGTGCCCCGCCTGATGACCTCCGTCCTGTCGCTTTCCGCAGGCATATCCAGCCCCGAAGAGGGCGCAGAAAAAGGCACAAACGCCAGCACTCCGCCGCCGTCATGCCAGTATCCCACGTCATTGTGGGACAGGTCGCTGAGTATGACCCTGCACGTCTTGCCTGCAAAATCCTGATAGCACAGCTGTGCCATGCGCCCCGAATATCCGCCCTCGGTGAAACCGCACTGATCGGCGATCGCTCCCACTATCTGAGACGTGGGATACCGCTTTGCCTTGCTTTCATCGAAAACCTTGTTGCCGTCATCGTCATAGGTGTACTCAAACCGATCGTATCCGCTGTAATCAAATGGAATATCCAGATTTTTACACAGATCATACGCCGTGATGCTTGCCACACCGCCCGCATAGGACTGCTGGGCAATGTAAAAATCAGGCAGCAAATAGCCGTTAAATGTTACCTTGCTGCCATCTATAAACGGCACAGCCGACCATACATCACAGGAAAATTCCGTTGTGGCTACACCGTCAAAGCCCTTGCCCTCCAGCGACCGCCTCAGCCTGATGTTGGCCAGTACGTCCGCACCGTATTCCGTGCCCTGATAGGTTATCTTGTACGGCAGGCTAAAGGCCTGAGCCCGTGAGAGGGCAGGTCATAGATACGGATATGTTGTAATAGTCCACCGTGCCGTCGTTAAATACAGGCACACAGCGGATAGTCGGGCGGTCAAACACATTGGTCTGTACCGTGGGGCATTTGTATTTTACGGTCACCTCGTCCGCATTGCAGGCGGTCACAAGGGCAGCTGCTACCGTGTCCGACAGCACCTGAAAATCAGCCGACAGACTGACGCTCACGCCCAGACACTTTTTCTTTTCCTTGCCGTTTACAGCAGTGAAGCTGTCCGAATACACAGGCGCTGTCGATATATCTACAGCCTCGCATATAACGTGTTCGGACATATCCACATTGCCGATTTTTAAGATCGTATCATTCATGCTTTAACCTCCGCTGGCGGTTTTAGCCCGCTTGTTTTCCTGCGCAACAACCTTAGCCACATACTTGCCGTCCAGATCAACCACCTTGTAAACAGGGCTGCCCGATGAAGCAGATGTGCGTTTGACCGCCGCAGATGTGTCCTGACTGTCCGCCGCCGTTGTGTTCGCAGCCGATGTATTTGCCGAAAGAGCCGCCGAAGAGTTGGCAGCAGATACATTCGCCGCCGCAGCGTCAACGTAATTGCCGTCAAAAACGTCCTTCATGGACTGCTCCCAGTTCCGGCGGAACGCTTCCATAAAGCTGTCGCCAAACAGCGTGCCTGCGTCAGTACCTAACTTCTCAAACTCCTCTGAATTTTCCGTCACCATGTTGGCAATGATGTTGCTATAAGCTGTGTCATTCTCAAAGCCCTTTGAAAGCTTTTTCAGCTTGTCAGGGGATTTGAGCAGCTCATTCGCAAAGGCAAGAGCGTCCTCGGGGTCCTGCTTCAGAAGCTCCGTGATGATGTCATCGGGAGTGTTTTTCTCCATAAGCTCAGCGATCTTTGATGTCAGCTTTTTCTTAGCCTCAATCTTCTTCT